CCTCAATCAGAATTTAGAATGCTATGGCGTTCCAAGGAAGGTGAAATCAGTACTTTTGCTGGTGTTACCAATCCTTGTGTAACAACTAATGGTGTTTGTGATTTTGATGGAGGTACATACAGATCTTTGAATGTTAACACATTCAAAGGCATGTGTGGTGGTGTTTTGTTATCACGTGGAACTGGAAGTACAATTATTGGTATCCATTTAGGTGGAGTTACCGGAAAACCGAAAGGTTGTTACGGTAGCGTATACCAAACACAGTTAGAAGATGCTTATCTTTTGTTAAAACAAAAGGAAGGTGTTCTTTTGACTGGTACTTCTGAAAAATTTGAAAAACAAATTCTTGGAGTTGATTTCATGTTAAGTGGAACAGTTCATAAGAAAAGTCCTTTAAATTATATGCCCAAAGAATCTCAAATTGCTTACTACGGTCAATGTAGGGGTAATTCTTCTTCTAAATCATGTACAAAAGTCACTGTAATAAGTGATGTTGTGATGGAAGTTATGAATTCTCCTAATATTTACTGTGGTCCTGTTATGCAACCTGAGTGGTATGGATGGCAAACATGTTTAGCTAATATGGCTGTACCTGCTTTGCCTTATCCTCATGATTTATTGACAATTTGTGTTCATGATTATAAATCGGATATGCTTAAATTGTTTCGGAGTGACCTTTGGAATAATGCAAAACCGTTGGATGATCATGAGAATCTTTGTGGAATCCCTGGAAGAAAATTCATGGATGCTTTGAAGTTGGATACGAGTATCGGTTACCCTTTACGGGGTAAAAAGAGACCGTATGTAACTGAATTGCAACCAACAATTGAACGACCTAACAATCGTATATTCTCAAAGGAAATTATGGATGAGATTGAACGTTGCGAGAATTGTTATCGCGATGGACAACGAGCATATACAATTGCAAAAGCTTGCAAGAAAGATGAAGTTCTTTCTAAGCCGAAATGCAGGATATTCTACGGAAATCCAGTATCGCTGACTTGGTTAGTACGGAAATATTTCTTGCCTATTGTACGTGTTATGCAAATGAATCCAAAATTGTCTGAATGTGCAGTTGGTGTCAATAGTCATGGTCCCGAATGGGAAGAGTTGCATAATCATATATATCATTACGGATCTGATCGTTTGATTGGTGGTGATTATGGGAAATATGATCAGAAGTTGCCTTCGCAGCTTCTTATTGCAGCTATTCGTATCATGATCGATTTTGCTAGAGAATGTGATTATTCTGAAGAAGATTTGAAAATTATGGAAGCTATGAGTGGTGATTTAGTTTATTCACTTATCGCTTTTAATGGTGATCTTATTGGACTTACAGAAGGTTCACATATATCTGGTAATTCATTGACGGTTGTTTTGAATGGTATTTGCGGGAGTTTAAATTTGCGTGCTTATTTTTACTCTCAAAATGTTTGTGACTCTCTTGATACTCGTATTCCTTTTAGGAGTGTTGTTAATTTGGTTACTTATGGTGACGATAATATCGGATCTGTCAGTCCAAAAATAAACAATTTTACTATTAAAGGAATATCTGAGTTTCTTGGAAAATATGGACAAGTTTATACAATGCCCG